TTGGCATTTAGAGATTATAATGACCCAAAAGAAATTTTAGATTTTATCAATCAATATGTTGATAGAGATGGGATTTATAAAGCGGAATTAGAAAATAAATTAAATGATTTCTATGGTGCATTGAAGTGGGAAATGGCATCGGCGGATTCTCAAAATGCAAAAAAGTTTTTTGTATTCTAAACTTTTTTTCGTATATTTGTATAAATAAACAAACAAACAATAAAATTATGGCAAAGAATAAAAAAGTAAAAAAACAAGAAGTGGTTGAAATACAACCATTGGAACAATTGGGTGAAATTAAATTACGCGAACCTGAAAAATTAGAAAATTGTGAGTGGTGTTTTCAATTCGATGAAGATGAACCTCAGATATTTGCTTGGACTGGTGAAAACGATAATGATGACGAAGAACCTAAAGTAATATTCACTATTACAAATACAAATGAATCGTATATTACATTTACTCACAAAAACGGCAAATCATTTAAATTATTTGCTAGAGAATTGACCGATGAAGGTAAGCAACTTAGAAACAAGCAATTAGAATTAACAAAACCAAATTTAGAAAATGAAAGTGAGAATAAAGAAGCTTAATCCATTAGCAACGATACCAACATACGCTAAAGAAGGCGATGCTGGTATGGATTTAGTAGCAACTAGAATTATATCCAATACTACATTTGATGTAAGTTATGGTACTGATTTAGCAATAGAAATTCCTAATGGATTTGTAGGATTGGTATTTCCTCGTTCATCAATTAGAAAATATGAATTAGCATTATCAAATTCAGTTGGTGTAATTGATAGTGGATATAGAGGTGAACTACAAGCTACATTTAAAAAAGAAAATGGATTAGATTCACTTGCATATAAAGTAGGTGATAGGATTGCACAAATTATGATTATACCATATCCTCCAATTGAGTTTGATGAAGTAGCTGAGTTATCGGATACTGAAAGAGGTGATGGTGGATTTGGTTCAACTGGAAAATAAAAAAATAAAATATGTTTGAATATAAACAAGAAGAAATAACCCATTCTTTATGGGTAGAAAAATATAGACCATCTAAATTAGATGACTATGTAGGTAATGAGCATTTAAAAGGTAAAGTAGCGGGTTATTTGGAAACCGAAGATGTACCGCACTTATTATTCTTTGGAAAAGCCGGTACTGGTAAAACAACATTAGCAAAATTAATTGTAAAATCAATTGAATGTGATTATATGATTATCAACGCATCTGATGAAAATAATGTTGAGACTGTAAGAAATAAAGTAAAGAACTTCGCATCATCAATGGGCTTTAAAAAATATAAAATTATTATATTGGATGAGTTTGATTATATGACACCAAACGCACAAGCCATTTTAAGAAACTTGATGGAAACGTTTTCAGCACATTGTCGTTTTATTTTGACGTGTAATTACATTGAGAAAATCATCGAACCAATTCAAAGCCGTTGTCAAACTTTTCAAATTATCCCACCAACTAAGAAAGATGTCGCGATGCAGATGAGTAAAATTTTGAAAGCGGAAGGAGTTGAATTTGATATTAAAGATTTAGTTCCAATTATAGATTCTTGTTATCCAGATATCCGTAAATCAATCAATACTTGTCAATTAAATTCTCTTAAAGGAAAATTGCATGTAGATATTCAAAATCTTTTAGATAATGATTATAAGATGAAAGTTTTGGAAATACTTAAATCAAAGGATGATAAGAGAAATAAATATATGAAAGTAAGACAGACAATTTTGGATGCAAAAACAACTGATTTTACGGAATTATTTACATTGTTATACGATAAAGTAGATGAGTATGCGGGAGAAAATACTTCCAATGTTATTCTTGTATTAGGAGATGGCGTAAGTAAATCAGCAGTAGCAATTGATAAAGAAATTATCGCAGCAGCTACATTAATTCAAATTTTAAATATTATATAATGGCTAACATTTTAGGAGCAGGTGGGCAACCAATAGCACCACAAGAAGAAAAACCAATTCCATTAGAAAAAACAACTCCAATTGCATGTAAGTGTGGTGGTGAGATTTTTGTACAAGGGTTTGGATTTCGTAAGATTTCAAAACTATTATCAGGCAAACCAAAAGATGAAGTTCTGCCGATAGAATTATTCTTATGTGGTGATTGTGGTGAAGTATTAAATGATTTATTACCTCCGGGTTTAAAAGTAGAAGACTAATGGCAAAAGGATTATTTGACCATATTAACGCAATAACAAAAGACCAGGACCCAAAGTATTGGGATAAGTTAGATGATGCGGATAAAAAGACTTGGAGTAATTGGTTAATCATTCGTTATATGTCTATGAATCCGGATTGGATTGAAACGATAGCGGAAATACAACCATACATACAAGAAGCACCACCTCGTGCAGTTTACAAAGCTTTGATTGGAATTTTACCAAAAGGTAAAACATATCTTAAATATATGAAAGGTAAATCAGTTAAAGATTATGAACAATGGATTATTGATTTGGTAGCCAAATGGTTTGGAATTTCAACAAATGAGGCATCTGAATATCTTGACGTATTGTATGAAAGTACGATAGGTCGAGAAGAAATTAAACGAATCGCAGAGGCGTATGGTACTGACCCTAAGTTAATCACTAAGTTAAAACTCAAAGTTTAATTTGGTAATATCACCATTTTTTCGTATCTTTACATAAATAAACATAATGGCAAAAGTATCATTTTCGCAGTACTCAATGTGGAGTAACTGTCCTCATCAATATAAGTTAAACTACATAGATAAGTTAGGTGAAAGTTCATCTAACATTCATACAATCTTTGGTAGTGCTATGCATGAAACTATTCAACACTACTTATCGGTAATGTATGGTGTTTCCAAAAAGCAGGCTGATGAAATTAGTATGGATAATCTCTTATTGGAAAATATGAGAAAATCGTATAAGGGAGAAGTTGAAAAAATGAGTGAAGGAACTCCTTGTACCCAAGAACAATTAGAAGAATTTTATGGAGATGGTAGAAGGATACTTACGTGGTTTAAAAAATATTCTAGTAAATTTTACTCAAAGAGTGGATTTGAATTAGTGGGTATTGAGATTCCATTAAACGCAACTATCAAAGAAGGTGTACATTTTATTGGATTCATAGATATTGTATTGAGAGATTTGGCATCTAATGAAATTATTATTATTGACCTTAAGACATCTACAATGGGATGGAATCAATACCAAAAAGCGGATAAGATGAAGAACTCTCAAATTCTTCTTTATAAAAAGTACTATTCAGAATTATTTAATATTTCTTTAAACAAAATTAGAGTAGAATATCAAATTCTTCGTAGGAAATTACCCGAAGATTCCGCATTTCCGATACCGTATATTTCAAAACACATTCCATCAAATGGAGCACCATCGGTAACTAAAGTATATGATGAATTTATGGCGTTTATTAATACCGTATTTGATGATGAGGGTAAATTTAGGGATATTCCATTTCCTAAAGTACCTGGTCCCGCTAAAAAGAATTGCAAGTTTTGTGAATTTGGAAATAGGGGAATATGTGATAAACAGGCTACAAAATAAAAAATTATGTTTTTTTAAAAACTTTATATTTATATATACAAATATATTTATAATGAATCAAGACAAAACAAAACTAACAACTGTGAAAATACTGAAAGATGTATATTCATCATTTAAAAAAGTATCTTTCGATTCGGATGTTACACTTCAAAAGCTGGTAAATAGAACAGTAGAAAGATATGTAAAGGACGATGATTTTAGAAAAGAAATGAACGAATACCTACAATTACAAATCTCAGGTTCACAATTTTAAGAAACAAAATAAGTTATGGCAAAAAAGAAAATCCTTTTACTCTCGGATGATTTAAGAATGGCAAGTGGTATAGCTACTATGTCAAAAGAATTGGTACTTGGTACGGTACATAAATACGATTGGTTTCAGGTGGGAGCAGCTATTAATCATCCTGAAGCTGGGAAGGTTTTAGATGTTAGTGAAGATATACAAAGAAACTATGGTATAGCTGATGCTAGTGTTAAAATACTTCCTTGGAATGGTTATGGTAATGCTGATTTGATTAGACAATTAATCAATACTGAAAAGCCAGATGCTATCCTACACTTTACTGACCCTCGTTATTGGACATGGTTGTATGATATCGAACATGAAATCAGACAAAATGTTCCTCTTTTATTCTATGCAATTTGGGATGATTTACCAGACCCACTATATAATCGTAACTTCTATGAAAGTTGTGATTGGATTGGTTGTATATCACGTCAAACGTATGGTATCATTAAAAGATTATCAGCATTGGATACTAAACCAACTTGGAAACCTAAAAAGGATTGGCAAGTAAGTTATGTGCCACATGGTATTAATATTAATGTATATAAACCAGCGGATGTGCCTGTGGAATTCCGTAAAGAAATTTTAGGTGGAAAGGATTATGATTTTGTACTATATTGGTCAAATCGTAATATCAGAAGAAAACAACCTGCAGATGTTATTGTAGCATTTAAAAAGTTTTGTGACAAGATA